AAGATGCTTGTTTATATATACAGGTTTCCTACCATTTCTTTCTTTTAAGATACGATCATCAAACTCATATAGATTCATATTGTCTCCTGGGGTTTTTATAACTCCTCGTAATGTTTTATTAACTCATTCAGATACCATTGGCATTTTTTAAGGTCTTGGATGTTTTCCTGCTTGTCTTTGTGTCTATAAAGATACTTCCATATATTGCCTTCTATGTAAGCTGGATATTTGCTAGCACCAACTCTATCTTTTATTAGTTCTATACACTGTATTTTTCCTTGGTAGTGTTTTGGTCTATCTACCATGTCAGGTTTTATATCCCTTACCTTGTCCCACTCTTCTTTTGTTATATCGTCTATTGACATAATTTGCTCCTTTTTTATGTTTTAACTGTTGTATTCAAGTACATTTACATATATATTATAACAAATCACAAAGAAAAGGGAGATTTAATGAGCGAAGATAGGAATTTTTTAGATACCAAGCAGCTAGCCGATAGATGGAGACGATCTCCTAGAACTATAGAAGGCTGGAGAAATAAAAAAATAGGACCAGACTATTTAAACCTAAACGGCAAAATTGTATATGACATTGAAGAGATCATAAAAGCCGAAGAGGAAGCAAAGGTATCACATGAAACACGCACTACTTAGTCCGTCAGCTGCTGAAAAATGGACAAATTGTCCAGGTATGCCTACGCTTGCGGCAAAGGTAGACTATCAAGTTGGTTTACCTGCGGCTGTCGGAACACTTATACACAACATGACAGAACAACTATTAAAAGGTTTTCTTGTTGATGTAACTTTAGAAGATTATTGGCTAGGTAAAAAAGAATATGTAGAAGATTTTGAAATCGTAGTTGATCAAAATATGATCGACTGTGCAAAAATTTATGTAGATTATGTACAAGAGAGAGCAAAAAGATTAAACGGGAAGCTGTTAGTAGAACAGAAGGTTAGGTTACAAGAAATATCAGAAAACCTTTATGGTTATGCAGACGCTATTATCATAAGTCCACACAAAATGTGTGTTATAGATTTAAAGACAGGTAAGTATCCCGTAAGTCCAGAACATAATAAACAAGCCATGATATATGCAATAGGCGCATTATCACGATATGGCAATGAAGATACTGAAGTTGAAATTACGATAGTCCAACCACGAGCAACATGGGGTGGTGGGCCTATAAAAACTTGGACAACCACCGCAGAATACTTGGTGGATTGGGCATACGATTTCTTACAGCCATGCGTTGATGCGTGCTTAGAAGAAAAACCTGTATACGTCTACGGGGATCATTGTCGCTTTTGCAACGCAAGAAGCATTTGTGACTTATATAAACAATATAATGAAGGAGAAAATAATGACGGAAAAAAATGAACCAATAACTTTTAGCTTTGAAGAAGGCGGAAAGGAATATAACTTAGATGATCTTAACGATGACCAAAAGTTAGCTTATAACAAGCTAATGATGGTAGACCAACAAAAAAATGAGTTGGTTTCTAATGCAAATTTTGAATTAGAAAAGCTGGACATTTTAAGAATAGAATATCAAAAAAGACTCAAAGAATCTGTAGAGTCTGAAACCGTAATAGAGGTTGCAGAATGAGTCTAGCTGATATACGCAAAAAATCTATACAAAAACCACCACGAATCATAGTGCATGGAGAGGCCGCTGTAGGTAAAACTTACCTTGCGTCACAAACAAGAAATCCAATTATGTTAGATGTGGAAGATGGTTTGGGTAAGATAGAAATGGATAACATACCGTGTAAAACATATGCAGATGTTATGACAAACTTAGAAGAGCTTGCAACAGAGAGTCATGAATACAAAACAGTTTGTATAGATTCTTTAGACTGGTTTGAACGCCTGTTATGGGAAAAAGTTTGCGATGACAATAGCTGGAAATCTATTGATCAACCAAGTTATGGTAAAGGCTATGCAGAGACACTTCGTTACTGGGGTGACTATATAGGAAAACTTAATAGGCTGAGAGATAAAGGGATGATGATATTCCAGATATGTCATAGTGAGGTAAGAAAAGTGGAAGATCCACGAATCGAAGCCTACGACAGATATTCTCTTAAACTTCACAAGAAAGCTTCAGCGTTATTGTTGGAACATTCGGATGCTTGCTTTTTTGCAGCTAAAAAGTTGGGGACTATTAAAGTGCAAGGTAAAAGTGGTATGACTACTAAAACTGTATCTGGTGATAGAATTATTTATTCTAACAATGATCCAGCCTACCTTGCAAAAAACAGATATAACTTACCAGATGAACTGCCAATGGAGTGGTCTGTCATCCGAGAGGAAATGTTGAAGTGAGTATATTATCTGATGTTGATGTGGTACAGCATGACCTGGATAGAATTACAAAACGACTTAATGATTTAATGCAGAAAGTTGATTTTGAAAATAGTTCCTACCCTGTAGAAACTTATGACAGGCTTGCTGATTTAAAAACGGATTGTGAAGACTTGAATGATTACTTAAATACTTATTCATCTTACGATCCAGGTTAATCTAAATAGGAGTAATTTAATGGATTTAACAAAATATGATTTGAATAACATAGATTCTGGTGAAGAATCAAAAGCAAAAATAGAACCAGGTGTACATACATTACATTTTGATGGTTACGAGGTTGTTAACGGAAGAAACAACTGGGAAGCAATTAAAGTGTTTTTTACTGTAGGTGACTCAGGTTTTAAAATTAACCATGCGTTCACAATGGGACATGACAACCCAGACGTTGTGAGACGTGGTAAACATTCATTTAAGGCAATGGCTGACGCAATGGGTGTTACTTCGTTAAGTAGTATGGATAATTTCATGGATAAAAAAGTACAAGCGCCATTAAAAAATGACGATGATGATAAATACTTGGTTATCGATGAAAACTTCGGTAAGAATTGGAAACCTGCAACAGGTGGTGTTAAAAAACCAGTTGTTGAGGATGACAATATTAAAGCTGGTCCGTCTGAAGCAGACTTATCAGCTATGGGTAGTACGGTTGCGAGCGAGGATGACGCACCGTTTTAACCCAAAGAACAGGCCTGCATTATGTGCTTATTGTAAGCGCCCTGCAGGCCCTTTTTTAAAAGAAGATGGCGAATATTGGTTAGGAGCGTGCAGCATGGATCACTTAAAAAAGATTGGAGAGGGCAAGAGATTGCCAAATAAAGCACAACTGAATGACGAAGGTGTTGAATACTCCATTGCACAAACCAAAGATATTTATGTGGAACTGGCTAGAGAAGAAGACAACAAAGCGTTACATCTATGGGATAGAGAAAAAAGAAAGCGCGTCTTTGCTACTATAGTCAGGGAATATTTAAACTGGGCGAATACAACAGCTCAACAAGACGATGAAAGGGCAAAAAATGGATCTGACGAAATACTTTCCAAACGGAAATGAACTAGAGCAAAACAAAAGTAAAGACACAAACGACTTAATAAATGAAATGCAGGCGCAAGGCTTGCGAGTTGATTACCTACAAATAACAGGCGAAATAGTAAGAGTGCCAGTCAATGAACTTGCTGGTATCAAGCAAGATTCATCTGGACAAAAATCTGGTTATTATGTTGTCAATGAACTAAACGGTAATTACTTCGCAACCTTTGGTAATTGGAAAACAGGGTTTGAGGGTAAATGGTCAAGCATTAACACTCAATCTATGACAACTGAGCAAAGAGAAGGTTTACAGAGACAGTTGCAAGAGGCCAAGGAAAGGCATCAAGAAGCTAAGAAACAACAGCATAACGAAATGGCTGAAAAGGTTAAAAGCTGGTTTGAATCTTACACAAGCGTTCTGGAACATGAATATCTCACAAATAAAAAGGTTAAAAACTATGGTCTAAAGCAATACCAGGATCTGTTGGTTTGCCCTGTGTATTCTACACGAGGGGACATACGTTCTCTACAGTATATTAGTAAAAATGGCGAAAAAAGATTTGCAAAAAAGTCTGAGATCAAAGGAAATATATTTTTGGTCGGAGCTGACATAAATGACATTCCCAAATTAGATAAAATTATATTAGCAGAAGGTTATGCAACCTGTGCAAGTATTTTTGAAGCAACCCAAATTCCTGTAGCTTGCGTGTTCTCTGCCAATTTCGTCATGGCAGTTGCCCTTCAAATACGCAAGCTTTCAGGTGCTAGAATTATAGTTGCGCTTGATAATGATGAGAGTGGTGTGGGAGAGAAGAAAGCACAAGAATGTGTGCAAGTAGTACCCAATTCATGCGTGCGTTTGCCTAGCGAGCGTGGAGATTTTAATGACTTATATTTAAAACATGGGTCAGATAAAGTTAGATCTGAAATTATGGAACATAAGTTGGGCATACAAAAATATGCGGTGCGTAACTTGGTAGGTAAACCAGAACCACAAAAGTTTTTAGTTGAAGGTCTAGTTCCAATAGCCAAACCTGGACTACTGGCAGCATCTGGAGGTGTTGGAAAATCTCTAAGTGTGATTCAGTTAGCCTTAAGAATAGCCTGTGGCAATGGTCGTTGGTGGGGTAAAGAGGTAAACGAACATGGAAATGTAGTAGTCTTTGCAGCTGAAGATGACCTTCCAGAGATACACAGAAGGCTGCATCTTTTAGATCCCAAAGGTGAAAGGTTTAAAAGTGAATACGATGTCTATGTATTTCCAATACCAGAACAAAAAGAACCTATGATCTTATTAACAGAAGAGGGAGTAACCATAAAAGCAGCCGAGCTGGTTGATGAACTTCAAGCAATACCAAACTTAAAGTTATGTGTGTTTGATCCACTACAGGCATTTACAACAGGTAATGTATCAAGCAGTAATGAGGTAGGGCAACTTTGGGGATCTTATTGTGCCAACATAAGCGCTAGATTAGGTTGCACTACCTTGACCATACACCATTTAAACAAACAAGGTTTAACAGTTGATTCAGATGACAGTATGGTTCAGAGAACCAGCGTGAGAGGAGCCTCGTCACTCGTGGACTCTATTAGATTTGTTTTGGTTATGGCGTTGGGTGATGTAGAAACTTGTGAAAGGATATGCGAGGAGCAACGAGTACCATATGACAGAATGGCTGTTGTAAAAGCATCACTTGTTAAATCTAACTCTGGTAATGTAGATTATTCAACCAAAACATTATTTAGAAGAGAGGGTATTTTAGAGCCGATTGAGTCGTTACCAAGGACGGATTATGAAATCAACTTTTAACAAACATGCGACAAAAGTGGTACCTGCTTGCGACAAAAGTGGTAGCTACTATAGACAACTTGACGCAAATATCCATAACATACCATGTTATAGGAGAGGGCAAACGCTGGAGGCGTTTTCCCCTCCGTGCGTGCAAGCAAGCGAGCAGTAGATGATACGAAAGTTCGATAGAAAAAATAAAGATTTCTGGTGGGTAGTTCCAGTAGAAGTTCCCAATCTACATAGAAGTGCATTAGTCCCACTTGCATGCGTGAGTGATAATTATATGAAGATGCGTTCATGCGTGTGGAAGATCTACAGGCGTGAATGTGGGCGTGAAGATCTGAGCGTGAGTGCGAAGCTTTTACTCTGGGCAATATGCGAAAGGTATAGGTTTGAAACTTTTAGCAGTCACGATGCAGTTAGTTATTATTGCAAGATGATTGGTGTGAGCAGACGAACTGCTGGTAGAGCTATGAAGGAGTTGATAGAAAGTGAAGTTGTCTGGTGTGTATTAGAAGGAGTTGAGGGACGCTTGCGTGTCAGTCAGGCGAGCGGGCGTAAGCATTATCTTCTGGTTGGCTTGGCGAGTGAGATTTATAGAGAGAGCTAGGCGTATCAAGGAGCGTGAAGGGGAGTGTGGTTATGACGCGCCTAACTCTATAAATTTATTATAAGGGGAATTAGGTTGCTTACCTAATCTTTTTTGGTTTCTCTTTTTCTTTTTTCTTCTCGCGCTTACCGAAGATCTTGTCAAAATTATCCTGGTATGCGTTTGGTTTGTCTTTTGCAGCTGGTCTTCTGCCAGATCCTTTTCCGTTCACGATAGTATGATCTCCTCTTTGTTATAAAATACATTCTCTGCTATGTATTGTAGTATTTCATCCCTGTCATCATCTTCATGCAAGTTATAACAACTAGCTATTGAATTAACCTCTGTGTCTAATAGTCCTTTTTTGTCCCATTCTACAATCTGGTAATGTATGTCTTCTAGCTGTTGCTCGTTGTGTAAATTGCTCATATTTTTCTCCTAAATAAATAGAATAATGCTTTTAGTTTTTCATCTGTTAGATGTCGTAAGTGTTTTGGTATGTCCTCTCGCTTCATGTCGTCCTCACTGTGCCGTTGGGGGAGACTGTGCCTAGCCTTTCCCCTGTTATTGTTAATAAAAGCCATACGCCTTCTCTGTCTTGCTTAGACTTATCTTCATTTGGGTATATGATCTCTCCCTCATGTCCTAACTCTTCTCTAAGATGTCTGGCATATGCAAATTCAGCCATTCCGAATGATACTGGTTTATATTTTTTCATAAGCTTCACTCCTTGTTACTTGGTTTTCCGTTAGGAAAGGTTAATGCTTCGCTAAAGATCTTCCAGTCGTCTGGTGTCATAGCTATCTTTGCTTTCTTTGGATCTACATTGTCCTTGAGTCCATACTTCTTACGCATCTGTCCAAGGATGCTTTTATGTGATTTGTTTTTTAAAGCCATTACACTACCTCCTTAAGTAATTTCTTATATCTTCTAATCTTTTTTGGATCATCCAGTTGTTCTTTTACATGTTTTATAAATGCTCTGGGATTTATTTTTGGATAATGAAAGCTTTTAAAACCAGTCATTGATATTGGTGTTGGAGCTTCTCTTTGTAGAGGATCTTTGTACCTGGTTGTATAAATTTCTGCATGGTCATCGTTTATGATTGTGCCATCGTCAAATTTAAACCAGTGTCTATGCTTACAAAGATCAATTCTAACGGTTACTTTATGTTTGCCATTTTTCCAGGTGAACTTATCAATGGTCTTATAATCTTTGTTATGTTTTGTTTTTATAATTTGAGCCATTACGCTGCCTCCAGTTCGTTTTCCGCCCAAGGGTTTGGTCCGTTACCATCTTCCCATTTTACATCATAACCAAAATCACAATAGTATCTGTCTCTTACCGCTATTCTAATCTGGCCTTCGTTCTCAAACGTGTTTTTATGCAAGCTAAACACACCAACAACAGTTCCTGTTTCGTTGTATTCTTCGTGTATTAGTTTTACTTTGTCACCTAAGTCGTACTTTGCTTTGTCAAAAGCATTTCCTCCTGTCATTATGATATCCATTATGCTACCTCCTTGATTGCTTCTTTTAAATATTTTATTTTTAACTTAGCATCCCTTCTCCAGTTTTTGTTAATGTACTTATCACCAGCAGCTATCGCTTTGTCTTGTTCAGCCATTCCGTATTTAAGATAAGTTAATAATTGTCTCATTTGGTCTTTATCCATTACGCCACCTCCACTTCATTGTGTTTTTTAGCCAAAGCATCTGCTCTGCCCATTAAAAATAATTCGTAAACCTTTTCTCTGTCCAGGCTGTCGCCACCACCCCAAAGATTTGGAAAAAGTTTGTTATACATTTTTGTGTATTTTATTGCTTCTTTTTTAGTCATGTCAGTATCGTCATAACATACTAAAACGTAAGTAATGAATGTTTCAAAATCTCTCATTACGCCACCTCCCATTCTTTTTTGTAAGCTATCACATGTCTTTGCAAACCACCTTGGTCATAGATTGGCTTGTCAGTCTCAGTCTGGCAACCCAACATGTAAGGGTTAATCCTTTGGACCCTGCCATCTTCTAACTTAATAGTTATTGTTTTGTGATACCAGTCACAAGGCTCAACCTTAGTAACAGTTCCCCAACCAGGTATGTTGGCAGTATCACCCTTGTAATAGATCCTGTCACCAGTATCAATACCGCCAACATATCTCTCATCATCCCATTTGTGTTTTCTCATTTTTTCTCCTTTATTAATCACAACCACAAAACTATTATAGTACGTTATACTACTTATATCAACCCTTATGAGAAAAAAAGAGGTATTAATTTTTCTATGGTTTCCTCTGCATTTTTATGCAAAATACCTATGCCTCCAGCCTTTATCCAGGCTTGTATGTTTTCTAACCTATCATCAATTAGCACATGGTTATGATTAGCAAAGACGGCCTTGTGTCTACCTTTGATAGTACAAGTAATTAAGACGTTTGGATCTACATACTTTCTGATCCATTGGTTTTTGTCAGCTGCAACTCTAGATCTATTAACATCACCTGTCGCGGTTAATATCTCCCAATACTCACCACTTTGTTTAATATGATCTACCAGGTGCTCCATGTCTGTCATTTTTGGTAACTTTGCAAATAAACCTTTATTAGACAGCTCTAGTTTCCTGGTGTCATAGTCTGCATCATTTGTTAGTGGTCCGTTTAAAAACTCTGGACTCTCAACACCACGAACGAAGTCTGCTAAAACTCCGTCCATGTCTACAAATATCTTTAACTTATTCATTAGTAATGACAAGGACTTGCCGTGTTGTTCCAATCAAGTTCACCAGGATCTTCTTCGTTCTCCCAATCTTCGTATGTTTTTAACAATCTTTTATTAAGATCATGGAAGTTGGCATCTTCCAGAGCTGAAAACATTGTCTCCATAATATCGCAACCATCCCATTTCAAATACTTGGCCACAATTATTCCAAGAGCGTCTGCATCAGTTACTCTTGGATCATTTGGATCAACGTATGCTGTTTCTTTTACCAGTTGAATAACATAAGGCATTAGATCCTTAACTATATCGTCACTATATTTCTTTTCCATCACGCTACCTCCTTTGTTAAAGCGACCCACTTAAATTTATAACCCAGATCTTTTATGATGGTTAGATCAACATCATTAAAAGTCTTAGTGCCTTTTAGTTTAGCCAAGGCTTTTGCCTGGTAACAAACTGGATAGACCAGTTCATTACCAAACACATTCTTTACCATTAGTTTTATTTCCATATTCACTCCTTAACCTGGGTAGGCCATCAATGTGCCAGCATCGTACGGCTCTGCCGCCCAACCAGCTTTGGTTAATATCTTTTCCATCTCTGGAGCTATTTCATAACCCCATTCTTCATAACAATCATAAAGAGGCATACCGTTGATAGCCTGACCATCTTCACTACCTTTGAACCAAATACCTACTTCAGTTGGATCATCATAATACTCTGCCAAGGGCGTAGCTTTTACTCTTGGATAGAGTTTGTTTATTTTCTTAATAAGCGCTGTTTCCTTCATAATTTCTCCTTTTAAATTAACAACCACAAGTATTAATATACTCTCTTCTACGCAAATGTCAACACATATACCTACATTAATATTAATTAGTTTAATAAAAGCATATATAAACATTATAAATGCACTATAATTAATCGGATTATGAGCAAAATGCCAAGTGGGAAACCAGGAAGAAAAAAGATAGTAATAGATGCTGATCAGGTAGAACGATTGGCTGCACAAGGCTTAGGTATCATGGATATTTGTCGTTCCATTGGTGTAGGCTGGGATACATTCAACAAGAATAGAAAGCATAAAAAGGAAATTTCGGAGGCGCTCGCACGAGGGAAAGCGGCTGGAATGAACGTAGCCACGTCCGCACTCATGAATCAGATCCACGAAGGGAACTTCCAGGCGATCCAGTTCTACCTCAAGAATAGATCTCCAGATGAATGGAGTGACCGCCAGGAGGTCCAGCACAATCTAAACCTCAAGGACGTTATGCAAGTCGCGCAAGCACGCGTGATCGAAGGAGAGATTGTTCCAGAGCAACAACTAAAGCTAGATGATATTAAGAAGTAAGCACGCACGCATAAATGCACGAGCGTCCGTGCGTATTTGCACAAGTATTTTCTTGCGTTCGTGAGCGTGTTAGTAAAACAAAAATTGACCCCCCTGCTTTTCCTGGCGGTGGCGGTTATTATAAATACCTAATGAGATAATTTTTTTATGAAATATAAACCAGAAGATGAAAAGCTGTTAATGACCGAACTTTGGTCGCCAGTAATTAAAGACAATCCATTAAATTTTGTTAAATTCGTGTTCCCATGGGGAGTAAAAGACACCCCCCTTGAAGAATTTACAGGACCAAGGAAGTGGCAGGAAAAAATTTTAAGAGAAATGACAATACATATTCAACGTAATGGTATGAAGGATCTACCAGAGATGTTTAGAATGGCTGTAGGCTCTGGACGTGGTATTGGTAAGTCAGCTTTAGTCTCATGGATTGTTTTATGGATGCTATCAACTAGGCTAGGATCAACAGTTATTGTTACTGCAAACACCGAACAGCAGCTTAGATCAAGAACATGGGCAGAACTAGGTAAATGGCTCACGTTATCTATTAATTCTCATTGGTGGGCAAAGACTGCCACAACCATAAAACCATCTGGCTGGTTTGATGAAGCTTTAGAGAGAGATCTCAAGATAGATACTGGTTATTACTATGCCCAAGCGCAGTTATGGAGCGAAGAAAACCCAGATGCGTTTGCGGGGATCCATTCATCCTATGGTGTGTGCTTAATTATGGATGAGGCATCAGGTATACCTTCCCCGATTTACTCTGTATCTGAGGGTTTCTTCTCAGAACCAACACCAAATCGTTTCTGGTTTACATTCTCCAACCCACGCAGGAACCAGGGACCTTTCTATGACTCATTTCACAGCGCCAAAAGGTTCTGGAAGAACGAGCAGATCGACTCACGCACGGTAGAGGGAACTGATAAGGCGCTCTTTAGCAAAATGATTGAGCAGTATGGCGAAGATTCTACCGTTGCGCGCGTGGAGGTGATGGGTCAATTCCCCAAAGCAGATGATGATACTGTCATACCAATGGATCTAATTAAAAGCGCAGTAGATAGAGACGTTTCACTAGCAGCAAGCGAGCCTATCGTTTGGGGATTGGATGTTGCCAGGTTTGGAGGTGACAGCTCCGCCCTATGCGTGCGTCAAGGAAACCATGTTTTAGAGATACAATCCTTTAAGTCCATGGATCTTATGCAGCTTTGCGGTGTTATAAAGAATCGTTACGATGATTCTACCTCTATAGAACGCCCGCAAGAAATATTAGTGGATGTCATCGGAATAGGCGCGGGCGTAGTCGATAGACTGGCAGAACAAAACTTACCCGTGCGTGGCGTGAATGTTGCCGAAGCGCCCGCTACGAAAAAAAATTATTTAAACTTGCGTGCGGAGCTATGGTTCGCTATCAAAGATTGGCTTTCACAGCGTGATTGCAGGATACCAGATGACAATGAGTTAGAGGCAGAGTTAGCTTCCCCCTTATATAAATACACTTCTAGTGGTAAAATAAAAATAGAAAGTAAAGACGAAATGCGAAAGCGAGGTATTAAGTCGCCAGACAAGGCAGACGCACTTGCATTAACAATGGCAAGTTCAGCTGCAAGTTTTAGTGGAAGTGGTAGTCAATTCGGCTATAATTTCAGACAACCTCTTAAATCAAGAATAATTAGAGTAGGATAATTTATGGCAAAGAAATATAAAGAAGAAGAGATCATGGCCGCAGTACAAGAGGAAGGCGATATGATTGACTTAGTAGGCGTGATTAAATCCGAAATGGATGACGCTAAAGATTTTATACACCAGGTCGGTGCAGAAAGAGCTGAATCAACAGAATACTACCTTGGTAATGAGCCAGAAGGTACTAGCTCACTACAATCAGAGTTTGTATCTACAGATGTTAGAGAAAGCGTCTTGTTTATGTTGCCATCTATTATGCGTACTTTCTTTGGTACTAAAAAAATCGTGGAATTTGTACCCAAAGGACCAGAAGATATAGAGGTTGCACAGCAACAAACAGACTATATTAACTATGTCATACAGCAAAAAAATGCTGGATTTCAGGTTTTGTATGACGTTTTTAAGGATGCGTTGGTCAGAAAAACTGGTTTTGTTAAAGTCTTTTGGGATGACAGCGTAACTGCTACTACCCACGAATTTACCAATATAGATCCACAATCCTACCAAGCATTAATCATGGATAAGAATGTAGAGGTGGTAGAAGAGTCAGTAACCAATGAGACTATCGTAACGATTGACCCTATGACTGGCGAAGAAGTAGTCCAAGAAATACCAGCGAGTTATGACCTAACGATTAGAAGATTAAAACCAAAAGACCAGGTGTGTATTGAATCAGTACCACCAGAAGAAATATTAATATCACGACACGCACGCGATATAGAAACTGCATCTTACGTTGCGCATAGAATGATTAAGTCAGTCTCTGATCTAGTCGCTATGGGTTACGACCAAGAAGAGATAGAACAGTATGCAGGTTATGGCGGTAGTGCGTTAGACCCAGAAAGCTACGAAGAACAAGAAGCAAGAAACCCATTTGACAACATGGTATACCCAGATAGAAATGATGCTGGCGGTAAAGATGTTTTATATGTAGAGCATTACTTATACTATGACTATGACGATGATGGTATTGATGAGCGAATTAAAGTTTGCACAGCAGGTAATGGCTTAGAGGTACTTCATGTAGAACCATTAGACGAACTACCTATATGTATGTTCTGTCCTGACCCAGAACCACACACAGCTATAGGATCATGTCCAGCTGACTACTTAAAACCAATTCAAGCGGCTAAATCACAAATTATGCGTGATACGCTAGACTCACTAGGTCATTCAATCTTCCCAAGAATGGGTGTTGTTGAAGGTCAAGTAAACATAGACGATGTACTCAATACAGATATTGGTCAACCAATAAGAATGAGAGCGCCAGGAATGGTACAACCATTTGCTGTACCTTTTGTAGGTAAAGAAGCTTTCCCAGTCCTAGGATATTTAGACGAAGCTAAAGAAAACCGAACAGGTGTATCTAAAGCAAGCGCAGGATTAAACGCAGACGCATTACAATCTAGCACATCATCAGCTGTATCAGCTACTATGAGTGGTGCGCAAGGAAGGGTAGAACTTATATGCAGACACTTCGCAGAAGGTGGTCTGAAAGCTATGTTTAAAACAGTTAATAACTTGGTTATCAAGCACCAAGATGCACAAGATGTCTTTAGATTAAATGGTAAATTTATCCCTGTAGACCCAAGATATTGGGACTCTGACAAGGATATGGTAGTCAATGTAGCTATATCTAAGTCATCAGACGAAGAGAAGTTCCAAGTGCTAACAGGTCTAGCTTCTAAGCAAGAACAGATTATGCAAACACTAGGACCACAGAATCCATTGGTATCTATGCAGCAATATGCAAATACTCTAACAAGAATGATAGAGTTAGCAGGCTTCCAAGACGCACAATCTTTTGTCAATACAGAAGTACCGCCTATGCCACCGCAGCCACAAGAGCCGCCTAAGCCAGATGCAGCAGAAATGCTTGCACAAGCAGAGGCAATGAAAGCACAGGTTAGCGCACAAAAAGCCATGATTGACGCAGAGACAGATAGAATGAAAATCATCATGGATGACGACAGACAAAGAGATATTGAAGAAGCACAACTTAGAGTCAAGGCTATGGAGCTACAAGCTAAGTATGGCGCACAAATTAATATCGCAGAAATTAATGCAATAATGGAAAGAGACAGAGAAGGAATAAGACAAAATGCAAAAGCTCAAGCTCAAGGATTATTTACAAACAATGTCCCACCCCAGCAAAATATTTGATATTGAAGTAATAATAGATGACATGGTTTATGTTGGAAAAGAAATTAGAGCAAAAGATAAAGAAGCAGCTTTAAAGATCATGTCTATAATGTCAGGCGGAGAAGTAACAACTGAGTCTGAAATAATACATTTTGAAGAAAGGATGGTACATTAAATGAAATATATAAAAAAAGTATGGGTCTGGTTAAAACAAACTTGCACTAAGTTCTTAGACTGGGTAGACAACCTTTTAGAACCAAAGCCAGTAATTAAAAAAAGAGGCAGACCAAGGAAGAAGAAGTAATGACCAGAGAGCAGTATTTGCAAGAAATGCTAGATTCTATGAGCGGTCCAGCTAGTAATCCTAGACCGCAAAGCACTATTGAGCCTGTAAGTCCTTTTGAGATGAGTAAAATCAACAGGCAGCAATTCAGCCGTGATCCTGTTATAGCCAATATGCAAAAACTAGGAAGAGGTATTAAAGATTTCTTAGTACCACAGACCCCTACAGACATTGCATTAAGTGGTATAGCGCCAGCTAAACTCGCTAAAGGTTTATTTAAAACAGATTATATTTATACGCCAACATTTAAAAATAAGCAGGCAGTAGAAAAAAACTTTACTGATAGATTCCAGAGTGGTTTTAAAAAACCTGAAAAATTATATGAAACAGCTAAAAAGTTAAACCCAGGATTTCAAAAAGAAATAGCAGACATATCCAGCGGTCTTGGTTTAGAAAAAGCTCCTAAGTTTATTACTAAGCGTGGTAAACAATTTGACGTAGAGGTAAAGGCTTTGCCAAGCATTGCAGATAAACAATTAAGAGGTAAGGATATAAGCGAAATTACAGATCCTATAAGAACCAGGATTTATGTAAACAAACCAGAAAATGCAGATGACGTGGTTTCTGAGCTTAGGAAAAAATATGATGTACTAGATGAAGGTGAAAAACTGATTAAATCATCTGGATTCCAAGCAAGGAATGTAAATGTAGCTTACAAGTCACCAACAGGTGAGACCATAATTGGTGAAGTGCAATTAATATCAAAGCCAATGGCTGACGCTTCAGCTAAGGCACACCCTTTCTATACTAAACAAAGATCTATAAGGCAGGCTTATTTTAAGAAAAATCCAGATGCCACAGATATACCTGAAAGCATAATTAAAAAGGAAGAAGATTTATTAGATATACAAAGAAAATTCTTTGCAGAAGCTAGAAATAAAATGGATAAAAGTTTCTTGGAAAAGGTAGTAACTACTAAATAATATTAGGAAGATCTTGTCCTATAACTCCAAATTTTTCTTCAAAGTCAGCTTTGCTTATCATGTCACCATTATCAAAAAAATCTCCGACCTGTATTACATTTGCAGAATCCCAGTTGTTAGTTTTTGGTGATAAAAACAAACCTTTAACATGACCAGGTTTAGATGGTTTTATAATTGCAGGCCCTTTATTCCACTCAAAATATTTTGTCTGATTAGCCATAAATTTATTATACTATAATTTTAAATCAATATAAATTATACTTACTAAGCAATGGCTAGAGCAACACCAAGAAAAGGAAAAGCAAGAGTAAAAGTTACCGCATCTGGTAAAAAGGTTAGCTATGGACAGGCAGGTAAAGCTAAAGGTGGTGGAGCAAGAGTAAAGCCAGGAACATCTAAAGGTGATTCATACTGCGCAAGAAGTCTCGGTATAAAAAAGGGACTTTCCAAGAAAAAGCAAAGCGACCCCAACACTCCTAACAACCTATCAAGAAAAAGATGGAAATGTTCTGGAGCTAAATCTAAAAGAAAATAAGGAGATACTATGCCAAAAGGATTATATGCAAACATACACGCTAAAAGAAAAAGAATTAAAGCTGGATCAAACGAGAAGATGAGAAAGCCAGGAACTAAAGGCGCACCTAAAGCTAGTGCTTTTAAGAAAGCAGCAAAGACAGCTAAGAAAAAGAAGTGAAGTTTATAAGTAACCTTATAGATAGATTTTTAGAACGCTCTTGGCAAAGAAAAGAAGATAGACTAACCAAAAAACAATGAACGACATGGTAGCAATCATAACCGAGCTAGGTTTTCCTATTG